TTGAATAAAAAAAAGAATCCAATAGCTAAGATTCTAAGAGATAGACGTTATCGCCAGATTGTGATAAAGAATAAGAAAGCATATGACAGAAAAAAACATAACATTTCAAGCCGAGATAGTTAACGGCAAATGTCCTACATGCCAAGAACTAACTATGTTAGTAGGCATAACTAAAGAATTTTATAGATGTATGAATTGTGGCAGTGATCTTCACCAATACATAAATGGTAAGATAAGTTANTTGCCTGTACTACAAGCACCTGAAGGAGCAAAGCCTTATGTTAAAGAGTGGCTATAATGTCTAAGAAAAAACCANTATACGGAGTCAGTAACTATAAAAAAGATAAGCCTAAAAAGCGGCCTGGNCGTCACAAAAANAACAGAAATAAACACGAAAAAAGAATGGGAAAATATCGTGGAAAAGGGAGAAAAGGACGTTGACAAATGTCCCTAGATATCCTATATATAGGACATGAAAGAAAAAATAATAACTATTAAAACTAAAGGAGCAAGTCCTAAACAATGGTCTAATCTTTTACTTGAATTAAATCTTGTAAGGAAAGCGTGGAAGCCTTACGGTGTTGATCTACACGTATCAGCTCCTGGACTAAAAAATGTTTTACATTGGGGAACAACGACGAATGATAAATTTAAAAGAGATTGACGAAGCCGCAAATTTATGGAACAAAACGCGCTCTCTAAAATATAAAGAGAGATGGTATAAACTTGTTAAGGAGTTTGCAGATGGCAGAAACATTGATAATATTAATACTACTNTTCGATGGAACGTTAGTAAAAGAGAAGTACGATTTGGCAAGACCAATAGAAGTACATGAATGTTTGATGTATGCGGATGATCATAGAGAAGTCATTGCAACATATAAAGAATTTAAAGATTCACTTAAAAATGGGTGGTATCTTAATGATGGCCGAGGAACTATCCAAGGTTTCATCTGTGAATAAATTGAAAAGGACCGGCGTCCAAATAATGCCTCGCGCTATTCCCTGTACGTCAAGCAATAACCCTGAAAAGGGTAGCCTCGGAGCCTTTGCTCCTACAAAAGTACGTGCACGGAAATTGTAGGGGTTGTATGAATTATTTAATAAGTATTTTAATTGTAGTTGCAATCTATGGATTTATAGTGTGGCTACTTAGAAAGTGGAATAATGAAGATATTAAAACATCCTGATACATTTTTAAGAGGACCTACTGAAAACCTAGACTTTCCTTTAAGCGAGGAGAATAAAATTATTATAAAAAATATGATTAATTTAATGTATCAGGAAAGAGGGATTGGACTTGCTGCTAATCAAGTAGGTTATAATAGAAAGATATTTGTTATGGATGTAAGTAATGAAAAGAATAATCCGCAAGTATTTATTAATCCCGTTGTTACAGCTAAAAATAATATTAAAATGAAAGATAAAGAGGGGTGCTTATCTTGCCCAGGTAAAGAAGTTAAAGTTAATAGATCTTTATCTATTAATTTAAAATGGATGTGTGAGCATGGTAAGGAGCAACATAAAACATTTTATCATTTACCAGGAAGAGTTGTACAACATGAAATGGATCATTTAAATGGAAAATTAATTATAGATAATTAAGAAACACCTACTCCTATGAGGGAAAGAAGAAGTAGGTAATGGTGAGAAGATTCTCATGCATTAACATTTAGAATAAAAAAAGTCAAGTCGTAGCCAACGGCATACAAGTAAATCTAATATAAATTTGATGTTTATTAACATCATCTTTTCCCATACTTTCCATTTTAATCATTGATTGCTCATAGCCCGACATCATACAATCATACATATCATCATATTGAGTAGGCCACTCATAAGGAGCCAAACAAGAGCCGCTGGTATAACTACAAAGTATTAAAGTTAATATAATTTTCATTGACAATCCTATAAATTCACCTATATTAGAGCTAATTAAAATGAAAGGAAACACTTATGACAGACATGAGTAAATACAAAAATGTTTCTCTAACAAAAGAAACATACGCTATTTTGGAAAAGTTATCAAAGTTATTATTACCTGATGCTAAATTATCCATATCAAAGACAATAGAGTCGATAGCAAACGAGAAAGCAAAGAAGTTAAATGGCAAAGCTAAAAAATAGTCTACATAAATATATTTGTACTACCTGTAAAGGTAACGGATTTTTGAAAGTAGGAACAGAGTATGGTGAAACAGTCCATCAATGTTGGGACTGTGATTCGGAAGGAGAATTATATGAGACTAGCGATGACCTTATTGGTAATAACAATAATGGTGGTGTTTCTAACAAGTTGCACTAAGATAGACTTTGAAGGATATGACCCTTCCACTTCATTATTAAAGTGGATCATAAAAGGAGAAAAGAAAGCGGTAACATATGAACGACACTGATATAGCATACATAGCAGGCTTGTTTGACGGAGAGGGAAGTATCCAATGTAAACAAGCTTGGGAAAAGAAAAAGAAACATAAAGGAGTAGGTTACAGAAAAGCCTATTCCTGGCGCATTAACATGGAAATAACTATGACAGATCAATCAGTGTTGATATGGTTACATGAAGTTTTAGGTGTTGGTACGTTAACTAAAAAACCTAGAAAAGGTTTAAGAAAAGATGGCACTAAATATTTAATGCAATGGAGATGGCGTTGTACTTATAGAGACGCGTATNACGTGTGTTGTTTACTTTGGCCCTATGCCCACACTAAATTAGACAAAATTCAACAAGTATTAGAACATTACTCTAAAGAAGTTTTAAAGAAAGGTAATGTAGTTAACATAGATGAATATAAAATGAGAAAGGAGATGATGTTTGAATGACAGATAAAAAAAATAATACAGGAGTAAACCCCGGAGATCAAATACAGGTTCAAACTTATAATTGGGGACCTTGTGTAATTAGATTTACAGTAAGACAACAGTTAAAAGATTTGTTACTACAAGAAGGAGCAAAGGCTACTAAAGATTATAGAGAAAACCTTGCAGGGCAATTAGACAAAGAAATTGGATATAGCTCTGAATCTAAAAATAAAATTATACCTCACATCGCACAATATTTAGGCGTGTATGATCAAATGTATCAAAAATGGAAAATGAAAAAATATGATAAAAAACCAGAATATTTTATGTCATCTGCATGGATAAACTTTCAAAGACAATATGAGTTTAATCCACCGCATGATCATGATGGGTGTCTTAGTTTTGTAGTATATTTAAGCATCCCGGAAGAATTAAAAAAAGAACACGCAGCTTACAAAGGTAAGAGTGCGGGGCCAGGAGGCATACAGTTTATGTATGGTGAAGGCCCAAGAGATTGTATTACTTACATGTCTCATTTCCCTAAAGAAGGAGATATGTTTATCTTCCCTGCATGGTTAAAACACTGGGTAAGTCCTTATAAATCTGACTGTGTTAGAGTTAGTGTTTCAGGAAACATTCATGATTCTGCACCACTTAATTCAATAAGAGAAAAAGCACTTAAATACACACCTGAAAGTGAAAAGCATGTGGAAGATCAAAAAGAATATTTAAAAGAACTAGAGAAAAAGAATGGCTAGACCAAGTGTATTTGTAGCGATGGCGTGTTATGATATGATGAAGGTNGAGACAACCTTATCTCTTCTTAACTTATTTAATAAGTTTACCATGCATCAAATCCCTGCAGAATTTAGAACAGCTAAAAGTCCGTATGTAGGTCACTGTAGAAACTTATTAACTGCAGGCTTCTTACATTCAAATAAAGACTTTTTATTGTTTGTAGATGCTGACGTACAATTTGGTGCTGATTCCGTATTTAGAATGTTAGCAGGAAACTTTGATGTGTGTTGTACTCCTTACAGATTAAAAGATCCTAAGATGAGAGAAATATACCCTGTTTCTTTTGAAAAGTATGATGATATAAAAATTCTTCCTAATGGTTTTGTTGAAATAACGAGCGGTCCGACAGGACTGATGATGATAAAAAGAAATGTTTTAGAAAAGCTTATGAAAGATAAACCTGATTTACAGATAAAGTTTCCTAAAGAAAAGAAAGAAGATATTAACGCTGAGATTATGGGTGAGAAAAGACCGGAGAAGATCCTGCAGATAAGTGTTTGTATAATTTCTTTGATACAAGCTTCAAGGATCATTTATTTTAAAGGAGAAGACATAGCCTTTTGCGAGTTGGCAAGAGAAGCAGGCTTTAAAATACATGCGAACATAGACTCAACAACCATGCACCACGGACCATACGGATGGCGTGGTAAATTTAGAGAGTCTTTTGACAAAGTCACGGAAAAAAAATAAAAAATGGAATTTGAAAGAATAAAATTTGATTCTTGGATACTGCGTTCTAAGTTAGCAGAACATAAAGAAATAAAGACAGAGTTATTAAGATTAATCAATGAAGCAAAAACAAAACCACAAAAAGCAGAATTAGATGATTATTATAATAATCACATAACTCGTCATGATTTTGATTACGGAGATGACTTTGATAGACCTTGGGTAAAATACTTTGAAAAATATTTCAGAGATTTTTTACTAAAAGCTGCAAGAGAAATGGGTTATGGTGAACTAAGAATCATTACGGTTTGGTTTCAACAGTACGATAAAAACAGTTGCCATAATTGGCATGTACACTCAAATAATTATAGTGGAGTATATTATGTTGATATGCCCCAAGGATCCGCACCAACAGAATTTATGTCTTACCCTGATAGGAAGAAGTTTATTAACCCTGGAAAAGAAGGAGACCTTATCTTCTTTCCCTGTTATATTATGCACCGAACAGCCCCACAAGAAGTGGAAGGGAGAAAAACTATTATATCTTGGAATATAGATTTTGAAAAGATTAGAGAGGATGTAGTATGGACTTTATAAAGGAGGAAAAATGACTAAAAAGAAACGTTTAGGATGGGACGGTAGATCTCGAATTCCTACCAAGAAATATAAAGAAAACTATGATAGAATCTTTAAGAGTGAAAAAGGATCTGTGCTTAACACTGAAAAAAGTTTTGTTAGCAAAGATTATAGTGAAGAAGAAAAAAAAGAACTACAAAAATTGGAGGATAGAAATGGATTTTGATAAAATTAAATCTAAATTTAATGTCTGGTCTTTACATTATAGGACAGAGATTATTTGGTTTGTTATCGGATTTGTACTTGGTGCTATTATTTTATAATGATGTCAGATAAGGATATAGAAGAATATCATAACATTGAAAGACAAATGCGAAGTATAAAAAAGAGTAATAAATACAACTATATAGAAGGAAAACGCATCGATGACCATGGATCACGGATCTATGATATACTCGGAGCTAGACTTCCGTCTGTAACTACGATATTAGGCCTAACAAAAAATCAACAATTTTTAAAAGACTGGAAGGCNAAAGTTGGAGAAGCAGAAGCAGAGCGAATCAAAAATTATAGTTCTCAACGGGGAACTTCCATGCACAAATTCTTGGAATCTTATATACAAGGAGTTGGGTACGATGATCTTACAGGGATCGGACAAGAGGCGAAGCCCATGGCCGAAAAAATTATTGAGATCGGTCTTACACCGGTTGAAGAGTATTACGGCTCTGAAGTTACATTGCATTATCCTGGGCTATACGCTGGGAGTACTGACTTGGTTTGTCTTCACAATGGATTAGAAACTATTGTAGATTTTAAACAAAGCAATCGACCCAAGAGAGAAGAATGGATAGATGACTATTTCTTACAAATTGCTGCATACGCCATGGCNCATGACTATGTTTATAAATCTCAAATTAAACANGGTGTAATAATGGTATGTACTCCTGACCTATATTACCAAGAGTTTAAAGTTTCCGGGGCTGATTTAAGGTCGTGGAAACATAAGTTTTTAAAAAGATTAGACATGTATCATGAGTTAAAATTTGATGAGAAAGAAAATGTTATTTAATTATAAAAAAGGAATACACCCGGAGTGTGGTAAAAAAATAAAAGTATACAAAGATATTCTAATGACTCCTTTCTACACCGAAAATTTTTGTGATGAATTAGTTAAAATGTCTAAAGAATACAAAGATAAATTTTCTCCTGATATTGTTTACGGAAAAAGTGATAGTCATAAAATGACTGAAGATTATCCATGGGATACTTTATTTTTTAGTAAAATTAGTTATTTTCTTTTTGAAGATTTTTGTGAGCATTACAAAAAATTTATATGTCCTATCTTGCATAGTTATTTTTCTCCTTGTAATGTTGCAGGTTGGTTTTCACCAATGATAATTAAATATTCTAGAGTTAATCAAAAAGTTGATATTCATAACGATACAAGTCTTTTTACTTTAAACGTTAAACTTAACACAGACTTTGAAGGTTGTGAGTTAGAGTTTCCACGTCAAGAATGGAATAACTCAGCGCTTCCAAAAGGTTGGTGTATGGTTTGGCCTTCTCAAGTAACTCATCCGCATCGCGCGCGACCGTTGCTTAAAGGTACTAAATATACACTAGCATCATGGACACATCCGATAAGCTGGAATTCAGAACAGATGGGAGGTTCAATTTATAATGACAGANAAAATGCTTAACGCATTAATGAAAAAATATGATGCACAAAAAGAAGATGCTATTCTTAAAATAGAAATGATTACAAAAGGAGTAGTTATTCCAGAACATATTGACATTACTGGAGAAGTTGACAAATTGTTACATATTGTTGCAGAGAGCGAAGAAAAAGCAGAAGTTTTGTGGAAACTTTATGGCAAAACAAAGGCAAATTAGTTTAAAATAAGGCAACTTTTTGCGACACCTAGGGTGTCGGGGAGGTGTCGGGGAGGTGTCGGGAAATCTTTTTTTTAAAAAATTTTCCAAAAAATAGTCGATTTGTTCACCTTTTAGTCTGATTTTGCGACACTTGCGACACCCTTGCGACACCCTTCCGATACCCCTAGTGTCGCAACTATTAGTCATATATACCAACGCTTATAGCTCATTTTTGACATTTCCCGACACTTTCAAGAATTTTATACCCTCAAGCGCTATAAAAAATATTTTTGGTGTCGCAAGGGTCGCAAAAGAATGTTAGAAGATTTTATGCCTAGGAAAAGAAGAAAAGCTATTGCCTCTATAACTCCCGATATACCTTATCCGAAAGTCCGAGTGGAGTGGATTGATTGTGTGAGTGACTCCGGCTGGGCGAATGAAAAAGAATTTGATAAGATGTCTTTAGCAAGACCTATTAATGAAGGTTGGTTATATTCTAAAGATAAAAAATCTATAAAATTATTTGCGTCTTACGATAAAGAAGATGATGGAACTTTTACTTTTGGGGATCGGACGATGATTCCTCGTCAGTGGATTCGGAAGATTCAGAAGATTTAGGAGATTCAATTGCTTCACCTTCAACAGTCTTTGCATTTAAAAGAGGTTCGTAGTCGTTTAAAATTTGTTTCATTTTTGCTTCTAGCTCTTGTTCTGATAGGTCCTCTAATTTACCTGTTTTTATTATTTTTCTATCTATATACAATCCTGCTGCTTTTCCCCTATTGGCTTCAGCATTTACAGCGCTGGAAAAACTTCCTTTCTTTAAAGCGGCTTCTCTCAACCTAGCAAGTTCTGCTATGTGTCCTTCATAACTAACTTCATGTTTTTTAAGTCTTTCTTCTTTTAGCTCTCCAATATGTTTTACAACTAAAGGACTTAATTTTGGATTTGTTAATTCACTTCCTTCAACTCGTGCTCTTTTTGGACTGTAGCCAGCTTTTAAAGCAGCTTCAGTTTTAGTTACTGGTCCGTTTTCATCTCCGAATACTAAAAACTCGGCGAAACGTTGTTGCATTTCTGTTAATCTTTTTGGTAATCCCATTATTTCATTGCCTCAAATTTACAACTCATACACATACCCCATCCAGCTTCCTCTTCTTCTACTGTCATAAAATCCATACACCCTCCTTCACACATAGTGTTTGATTTCTCAAATATCTCTTCTGAATAGTAGTCAGGATCTTGTAGATGTCTTCTTATTTTTTCTTTTCTAGCCAGTTCTTTTTCTGTTAATTCCATAATATGTAGCCATGAATGGATTTAGTCCAGACTGGCTACTATTGACTTTTTAGAGTAACTATCCTATAAAGTCAATATATGATAAGTATACAGGAGAATTTCATAAAAGATGAAGATTTTGCGGTAATAGCGGGTTTTGCACAAAGCAAGGAATTTCCTTGGTTTTATCACAATAGTGTTTCTACCAGCGAAGATAATGCAGTAGGTTCTTATTTTCATAGGCATTCTCTTTTTGAGAATTGCTCAAAACGTAGTGATTTTTTTAATCCAATTATGGAACCTATCTTAATAAAACTAAACCCTCGAGCTTTAATTAAAGCTACTGTAAATATGTATCCTAGAACGCATGAAATTTTAACACACGAATCTCATGTGGATCAGACTTTTGAATGTAAAGTTTTAGTGCTCTACGTAAATACGTGTGATGGGTTTACTCTTTTTACAGAAGATAACAGAAAAGTAAAATCTGTAGCCAATAAAGTTTCAATNTTTGACTCTTCTCATTCNCACAGCAGCACTACTTGTACAGATCAGGACGTAAGAATTTTAATAAACATTAACTATTTATGAGGAATTTAAATTATGACAGACGATAGAGGAACAGGAGATTTAACATTTTTAATTGAGCAGCATAAGAAAGAAATTTGGGAATATAAAATGAAAGAATCGGAATTAATTAAAACTCAAAATCAGCTTCGAGGCAGTAAAAGTATTATAGATGAACTGTCTAGTCAGCTTACTGATTTAAAGCGAGACAATAAATACCTTGCACAACAAGTAAATGACTATAGAGAGCAATTAAGAAAAGCAGGACTTTAATGAGAGTACAAGACATGCAACAATTTTTAAATTCATTTACAAAAGGATCGGACGCAATAAAAAATGCGGCAATCTTTGTTGAAGTAAATGGTAAATTACATGATGTACGAAGGATAGAAGTACATGAAAACTCTATTCCAATTGTTGGACAAGTGGGTCACACAGCACACAGATTAGTTTTAAAAACTCAAAAACCATCTAGTATTATACTACCGGAAAAGCTACAAAAAGACTATTAATGAACGAGGTTGTTACCTCGATAAAGACATGGGTCCAGAGGCAAAATTATATCAAAAAATTAAGAAAACTTTTAATAGAATTTCCTTTGTCAGGATTGAAAACAATAGCTTACTTGGCACTCCTGATCTATTGGGCTACAATACTTTTGGGAACTTTTTCACTCTAGAACTTAAAGTAACTCGAAGTAAAAAAATTAGATTTTCACCACACCAAATTTCTTTTCATGTGAAACATCCGAAGAATAGTTTTATCTTGGTAGAGGCCCTTGATCAAAGGTCCTCTAAACTTTCTCAATTCTTTTTGTTCAAAGGAGAAAGAATCTTGGAGCTTGANGCTTGTGGCTTGAAGCTTGATCCTTGNGCCACGGGGCTTGAGGCTTGCGGCTTGGAGCTTGGGGCTTGAAGCTTCCACGCAGATCTTATAACTAGTCTTGGCTTGGAGCTTGAAGCTTGGGGCTTGAGGCCCGGACCAGGGCGCACGCGTGCATGGCCCGTCGGCTCTGGCTTGCTAATGGCCTGGTCCAGTTTATTACGTCTACGTAATTCTTTATAATACTTTGGGTGTCTCCACATATCAATTTAATTTCTTTCTTGCTTGGTGCTTAAATAAAAATGCAGCATCTTTTTTTGTAATTAACCGGTCCTGAATAGTTTGGAAAAACTTCTCACACTTCCGCAGGTAGGCCCGCGGCAGCTCCTTATGGTCCCTGATGAAGTAATGCGTCAGGTCGTTGTGTTTAATTCTTTTAGTGCTTGCCATAACTAACCACCTTTACAGCAGGATCCCAACATTGTCTACAGTCTCGACACTCGTTGTCCTGAGCTGGGGCCGGGCACGTGTGAAAACCTTTGTCCACAACCATGGAAGAGTTAGGCCACGACTCAGGCGCCCGCTGGTTGACCATCGGAGCGGAGAACCGGATGACTAGATTGGCTGGTGCCCTGTCCAGGTGGTCCTTTATCCATGCTTCACGGGTTGGCAGCCAGTGACGCTTAGAAGGTGTCAGTTTACAGACTTCATAAATTTTTTTAAGATGATCCAGATCCTGTACATCTCCTGAATCATGCCACCTGAAGACGTCCGGCTTTTTGCTGTTGATCAAGTGCGCCATTGCCAGAACCCATCTGGGGTCCTTGATAGCTCGCAGCCTTCGATACTG